GTTTCAATCACAGGCGGTGCTTGTGGAATTGGAGCAGGTGCAGGTGGTGCTTTTGGTCTTCTTGGGGGACACATATTATGTTTCCTTTTGTAATTTATATTTTTCGATTAAATGTTTAACGACTGACCTTTGACCAGATTGATAAAATATTTCTTTATCGTTCTGATTTAAGTCAGCGCATTTTTCTGGAAAAGACATATCCAAGTAGTCGATTAGTTCTTCACTAAGAATTGGTATTTCAATCTTTTTTGGCATTGTTTTCTCCTAAAGTGGAACTTATTTGTTTCCGTTTACCTGCTATCTCACCTGCAATAGCTGAATAACCACAAGCATCTACATAATCATCAGGATTATGTTGACCTGCTTGTGTTCTAGCTATCTTTAATAAGGCCATCATATTGGCAACATCTTCAGGAAGAAGATTAATAAGTAGCTTAGTTTTGTTCTGAATATATCCTGACCAAAGTCTACCTATATTCTCATGGTTATCTACTTTATCACCATGCTTATCGTTTCTATCAGTACTAACTAGTTTTTTTGAAGTTTCTAGTATCTCTGTAGTGTTCATATTTATAACTCCATAATGTTGGTTTACTTGTTGCATAATCGTATTCATCTTTTCTAAGTATTCTTGCAAGTCTTGCTTGATGGTATGCGTCTTCAAATGTGAAACCTGCTCTTTCATATTCTTTAACTACAGCTTCCCATAGTTCATCTACAGTTTTCTTATTTAAAAGAACTCTTGATGCTTTGACTGCACCACAACCTTTAAGTCCTGAGTACCCATCACTTGCATCACCAACTAGACATTGTGTAAAGAAATTGTAGTTGGCTTTATCTTCATCAACATATTCAAGTTGGTCATCACCAATAAAACAATGCCATGTTGGAATTGTTCTCATATCTTTATCACCACTAATAATTACGTTATTAGTTTTATAATGTTGAGTTGCTAGAATACCTATTACATCATCACCTTCTAAATTAGGTAAAGCATAAAAATGATAATGCTTCTCTACCCATTTTCTTAATGCTTGGTAGCAAACAGGTTTTCTAATTTTCTTTCTGTGTGATTTGTAAGTTTTATCAAACTCTTTTCTAAAATTATTTTTATCAGAAAAGGCAATTATAATTTCTTTGGACTTAGTATAATTTTTATACCATTCCATATTTTGTTTGAACACTTGTTTACCTACAGCTAAATCTGCGTGTAGTGTCCAAATGTCATCACCCCAATTTATAGCTTCTTCTAAGGCAGAAGTAATCTTATATATAATAAGGTCGCCATCTACTATCATCACTTTGTTTGTGTTATCGTAGAAGTCATTTATGTTACTCATTTTTTTCTTCTCATGTGCTTTCGCTTTGTTTGCACTATGAATAAGAAAGTGTCTTTCATCTAACTGTGTCATAGTTTTATCTCTTTCATTTTTAGTACATTTGATTTTGGTATTACTGTTGAGTTACCACCCTCATTAACTGTGCCATCATCATTAAATGTAATGTCACCTATCAAAACAAACTTGTCTTCATTTGAATGGATTAACCAACCCATTGTTATACAGACTGCTGTTTTAGATTTTTTTATTTGTTCAAGTGGAGACCATGAACTGTCACTAATAATATCACTCCACCAACACTTATAAAATTTGTATGGAAAATCTTTTCTATCAATATCAGGTAACTTTATTTTAATAGTCATATTTTAATAAATCCTCTTTAGGTATGATGTGACCTCTAGCTTCCCAATGGTCTCCACCTTTTTTAATTGGGTACTTCTTCATTAATTTTTTTAGGATTTTTGTAGGTATCAATACCCACACCTGCTTTACTCTTTCACTTTTGTATAAACAGAAAGCATAGTAAGGAGATTTACTTGTATTTATACCTGAAGGTTTACCTTTGTCTTCTATCTCTACAAATACGTTACCTGTCTTTTGACATAACCTATCTGTCTTGACTTCAACTTTGCCTTCAACCATTTCTTGAAGTTCATTTTCATATTGTTGTCCGAATTTTAAATCCTTATCAAAATGAGGTCTTGCTTTAGTGCGTATCACTCCAAGTATTACCAACTTTAATTTCACCGTCTAATGGTGTTTTAAAATTAAAGTAGTCTTGTGTTAGTTTAAAAATAGTTTTTGCTATTTTTTTAAATTGTTCTGTTTTTTCTTTTTTAACGTAGAACTGCATTTCATCATGTACGTGTAGTACCATGACATAATCTTCACCCCACTTATAACCTGCTTTGTGTAACTCTTGGTTTAAGAATATCGTACCCATTTTTACAAGAGTACTTCCACATGCTTGGATTAAAGTATTGAGACTTGAGTATTCTGCTTTAGGTATAAGACGTCTTCCATCAATACCTTTTAGATAACCGTATTTTCTGTATTTACTTTTAACTGCATCAGCTAAAATCTTTAATGCAGGTAATTCTTTCTCAAACTTTGCTCTTACTCTTTTGGCTTCTTCCAAAGAGACATCAAGTAATTTGCTGAGTGTCGCATTTCCGCAAGCATATATGTAAGCATAAATGAAAGTTTTAGCTTTATTACGTGTGGCAAGTCCTGTAGCTTTTTGGTTTTGGGTATGTATATCATCTTCAAGCAATCTTTTCCCAAAGTCCCCACTATCGTATGAAGCCATGTAATGAGAAAGCACACGCAACTCCAGACCGCTAAAATCAATACCAACGAAATCCATATCGGAAGGAGAAATAAATAAGGAACGAAATTCTTTACCATAAGGACTACCTGACGCCACACATTGTGCAAGGTTGGGACTATTGTGACTGCACCTACCTGTGTATGTACCCAATGTATTAACTTTTCCATAAATTTTCCCTTTGTTGTTTAATTTTAAATATGCTTGTTCACCATCACTCAGTTGGCCTAATCGTTTCTGTATCATTAAATATTCAGAAATCTTTTTAGCTTCTGGGTATGGTAGTTCGTTTAGAATTTTTTCATTTACTTCTGGTATTCCAGTTGCAGTAAATGATTTTGGTTTCCAACCTAAAACATTAATTAATCTATCTGCAATATGTTGTCTTGAGTTAGGATTAAATATTTCTGTTTTAAATTGTTCAATAGGTACACCTGCTTTTATACCTCGTTTTATATTATCTCTTTTATAAGTTTTAAAACCTAGAGACTTCTTCCAACTAGGGAAGACTACCGAAAGTTCTTCTTCTAACGATAGCCTTCTTTTAGTTAGGATAGATAAAAGCGTCTGAGCAGACGTCTCATCAAATAATATACCATGCTGTTCTTGTTTTCTAATCCAATGTGCAAAGTTATGTTCTAACTCTATAGATTGAGATGAGTAGTTTTCTTTAATTAATTTTTGAAATAATAGATGAGTTACTTCTACATCACGTACACAGTAGTCCATCATATCTTGATTGTATTCTGTAAAATCAGAATGTTCTTGGTAGTCACCTTTACGTAAACCTAATCTATAACCCCAACTTTCTAATGAGTGTCTTCCATATAGTTTTGCAGGTAACTCTTTGTGTTTATAATCATTGTCTAATAAATTAGTATAGACAAGTCTTGATACTAATAGTGTATCATAAACATGACCATCAAATTTAAATTTAAATATTTTTTCTAATACAGGTAAATCAAAACCTTGAATGTTATGGCCTATTAAAGTTGTAGCTTTGTTTAGCAACTCTAGACTATCTTTTAGATTGTCAGGATTATATTGATAGACTTGATTGGTCTCTATATCCTTACAGACAATACAATGAATAGTATCTAATTTATCCAAGAAACCATTAGTTTCTAGGTCAATTATAAGTTTCATTATTGAATAGTATGAATTGTAATTTTTTCTGTGCTTGGTAAAAACTCTGCAACTTTTTTAAGTGCAGTTCTTATTATTTTTTGTGCTTCAATGTCACCACACATAATAACTGGGTAAACATTTTCATATTTAATAGCATTATAAATAGCTAACATAATAGTCTTACATGTTTGATAGACCACCTGTTGCTGTGTCTTATTTAGTTCTAAGTAATCTTGTTTTTGTATTAAGAATGATAAAATAAATTTAGTTAGAAGTTTCTCATTCATCAAAACTTCCTTCAGATAATCTACCTGTATCTTTATTATAAACTAAATTACAGGCAATACCTGTATCACCTGAGTATCTATTTTTTAATACTCTAACTTTCATTATGTTAGAATTAATTTCATCTTGCTGATTTCTCTCAAAGGCCACTACTTCGTCTGCGAGGGTTGCAAGACTATGACTTCCCCTGAGATGAGAAAGAGAAACTTGTGTACCTTCTTCGTGGCCTTTACCTTCAGGTCTTTTTAAATGTGATACAAGAAATAATGCACAACCTAATTCTTCAACTAACTTTCTTAGTTGTGTCATAGTGTTATCTATTAATCTTCTTTCATCACCTTCACCAATACCTGATACTACGATTGAGATGTGGTCTAATATAATTGTTTTACAATCTAATGACTGAACCATATATCTAATACGGTTCATCAAATCATCTGTATCTGAACTACCAAAGTGTTCATAAAAGCAAATATAGTTTTTTACTTTTTCCCACTCCTCTAAAATTTTTTCGTCAGAAATCTTTTTCCTTACTTCAGGTAAATGTATTAATTGATTTAAACCAACAGAAACAATACCTCTAATACTTCTCTTAACACTTTCTTCTAATGCAATGTAACCAACCTTTTGTTTGTTACATATTAGATGGTGTGCTATCTCTCTACAAACTTGTGACTTACCTGTACCTGAACCTGCTGTTAATAAAACAAGTTCACCTTTTCTAATACCACCAAGTTTTTTATTTAGGCCATTCCATTGATAAGGAATAGTTTCTACATAATCATCTTTAAGTAATAAATCTTTTGTCTGGTCACCTTCAATAATACCTTGTGGTGTGTATGCTTTGGCTTCCCATATAGCATCATAAAGTTTACTTGATTGACCTGTTTGTAATAATTCATTTGGGTCTTTTGCAGGTAGTGATGCTATTTTAACTTTTTTAACAGGTAATATATTAGCTATATCTATAGTAGCTTTTCTTCCTGCATCATCATTATCCATCATCAAGACAATAGTCTCAAATTTAGACAACCATTCGAGTTCTCTTTTAATATACTTTTTAGCTGACGTAGCACCTGAGGGTACTGACACAACTGGGTATCTATTGTTTTGT